ATTTGGAGCTAATATTGAATATATTAGAATCTGTGCAGATGCAGATTGCCATATTGAGTTTGGAACATCTCCAACTGCTACTACTTCAAAAATATTTGTACCTTCAAAAGATACAGAATATTTTAAAGTATCTGAAGGTGAAAAAATTGCAGTAATTGGATCTGTAAATTTATACGTAACTGAATTGACAGAGTAATGGGAAAAGTTCGATCTGTAGAATACGATGGTGGAATAAAGACTCGGTATATACAAGAGTCTGATGGTAAGCTAACTATTAATAATCAACAAAATGTAAATCCTTTGTTGAAAAGAAATAAAGAGCTTTATAATCATGATGATGGTTATTTGTCTAAAGCTAGAGAAATGAAAAGAGTAGCTAGTGTACCTCCATTAGTGCTACAGATCTGGGCAAAAGAATATAATGGTAGTAACAACTGGTTTGCTTTACCAAAAGAAATTCAAAGAAAAATAATGAGAACTAAACTTAATAGTAGTGAGTTTAGATATTTTAGAACAGCAGAAGGTAATTTATAATGGCATTATCAACTTATTCAGAATTAAAAGCATCTATTGCTAATTTCTTAAATAGATCTGATCTAACTACAGAAATACAAGATGACTTTATTAAACTTACAGAAGCTGACTTTAATGCTAAATTAAGAATTAGACAAATGGAGCAGCAAGATGATATTACTATTGATGCTGAACAAGTTACAGTACCAACAGGTTTTCTTGCTGTAAGATCATTTTTTATATTACAATCATCAGTTAAATATCCATTAGAATATATAACACCACATAATCTATTTGAAATAAAAGGTGGATCAAGAACTGGTAGACCAAGAACATATACAATAGAGAGTGATAATGAAGTGGAAAAATTTAGATTCGGTCCTGCACCTGATACTTCTTATACTGGTAAGTTATCTTATTATAAAGCTATCGGAGCACTTAGTGATTCAAATACAACAAATTATATTTTAAGTAAACATCCAGCAATATATTTATATGGTTCATTATACCATGCAGCAAACTTTCTTGGTGGAATAGATCAAACACAATTAGGACAATGGTTACAAATGTATTCTACTGCATTAGAAAGATGCGAAAATAACGACAGACAAGATACATATGGTGGTGCACCTGTTCAACAAAGAACAGATGTACAAACAGATTTATCATTTTATAGGAACAGATAATGCAAGTACCTTTTGGAGAATGGCTACCTGATCAACCACCACATTTGAATCCAGGAGCTAATGTAGCAACTAATGTTTATTATGCTCTTAATTCATATAAGAGATTTCCATCTTTGGTAGACTATTCATCAAATAATATTGGTGCACATAGTAGAGGTGCAGGTTCATTTAGAGATAATGCTGGTAGTGTATATAACTTTGTAGCAAAGAATACAGACTTATATCAATTAGCATCAGGAACATTTACATCTAGAAAAGGATCTCTTACAGGTGGTGATACAGACTTTTGGACATTTACACAGTTTGGAAACTATGTAATTGCAAGTAATGGAGTAGATGCACCACAATATTACCTAATGGGTACATCAACTAATTTTGCTAATCTTAGTGCAATACAAACTGCAGGTACTACACCTAATTTTAGAGTATCAGGAGTTATTCGAGACTTTTTAGTTACAGGTAACCAATCATCAAATCAAAACAGAATACAATGGTCAGGTATTAATGATATTACTGTTTGGTCAGGTAAACAAGCAGACCAACAAGATCTGCCAGGATCAGGTGGTGAAATAGTACACATTACGTCTGGTGAGATTGGATATGTATTTAGGCAGAACCAAATCATACGTATGGACTATGTCGGTGGAGCAACAATATTTAGGCTTTCAGTTATATCTCCAAACAGAGGAGCTGTATATGGAAGAACAGTTTGTCAAGACAATAGACGTGTATTTTTTTATGCAGATGATGGATTTTATGAATTAAATGGTGATAGTATATCACCTATTGGTGCAGAAAAAGTTAATAGATTTTTTGATGCTAATTTAAACAAAGCATATACAGATAGAATCTGTGCAGCTGTAGACCCATTTAATCAATTGGCTTTATGGTTGTACCCAAGCGTAAATAATACTAACAATACTACTGGTATTTGTGATAGAATTATTATCTACAATTATGCTACTAAAAAATGGTCTTTAGCAGAAGCTAATGCTAGTACAATCTTTACACAGTTTGTAGGTGCATATACTGTAGAGCTTATGGATATTATATCTGAAAACTTAGATGCAATTAATATAGCATTAGATACAGATTTTTGGAATGGTGGTCAGTTATTCTTAGGTGCAGTAGATAGTGATTACAAAGCAGCTATCTTTTCTGGTACAGGAAATGAAGGCGAAATAGAAACATCTGAATTAGAAATATTTCCTAATCACAGAGCTAGTGTACAAGGAATAAGACCTATTGTAGATGCTACAGCTACAGTCACTTTAAAAACAAGAGACAGATTAGCTAATAGTGTTACAACTTCATCATCTTCTAGTATGAATAGTTCAGGTATGAATCCTGTAAGACAATCTGGAAGATATGTAAAAGTAAATGTTAAAACACCAAGTGGTGTAGTATGGACAAATGCACAAGGAATAGATCTTGTTGCATCTAGATCAGGATTAAGATGACAGATAGTACAGATATAGATAATGTAAGATATTCATTTGAGACTCAAGAGTTCTTTCAAAGACAAATTGAGGAAGCTATCAATGCATTAATTAATGAAAAGAATAATGAAAACAACAAAGCTTTTGCTTGGTTTATGGGGGAATAAATGGCAGGAATAAAAGATTATTCAACAACAGCAGGTAACAACACAACAGTAGGAAGTATTAGTGTAGCAGAAGGTATGTTACCTTCTAACATCAATAATGCTTTTAGAGGGTTAGCATCTGAAATTAGAGAATGGTATAATGACTCACAATGGGTAGAGTATGGTGATGGAGATGGATCATTTACTGCTGCTTATGCATCAGCTACATCTTTTACAATAGCTGGTACAGATGTTACAAGTTTTTATCATGCAAATAGAAGAATTAAACTAACTGCATCAACTCCAGGCACAATCTATGGAACAATTTCTAGCTCATCATTTTCTACAAACACAACAGTAAATGTTACTTGGGATTCAGGATCATTATCAAACGAAGCTATTTCTAATGTATACGTAGGTATACTTTCTAAAACAAACTCATCTATACCTGAAGGTATTGTAGCTACTGCAACTCTTGCAGATGGATCAGTAACAACTGCTAAACTAGCAGCTGACGCTGTAACAAATGCTAAAATAGCAGATGACAGCATAGACTCAGAACACTATGTAGATGGTAGTATTGATACAGCTCATATAGCTGATTCTCAAATCACAGCAGCTAAGATTGGAAGTAGTGCTGTAACTACAGCTAAAATAGATGCTGATGCAGTAACTAATGCTAAAATAGCTGATGATAGTATTGATTCAGAACATTATGTTGATGGATCTATAGACACAGCTCATATTGCAGATTTACAAGTTACTACAGCTAAAATCGCAGATACAGCAATTACTACAGCAAAAATTACAGATGCAAATGTTACAACTGCAAAGATTGCAGCAGATGCTATTACAAATGCAAAAATTGCTGACGATGCAATTGATAGTGAACACTATACAGATGGATCTATTGATACTGCACATATAGCAGATGGTAATGTTACACTTGCTAAACTTGCTACAGGTTCAGTAAACTCAGCTAAAATTGTAGATGACTCTATTGTTAATGCAGACATTAATTCTAGTGCAGCAATCGCAGCTACAAAAATTCACGATGGTACAATCTCTAATACAGAGTTTGGTTATCTAAATGGTGTAAGCTCAAATATCCAAACACAAATGGATACAAAAGCAACAACAGCTTATGTTAATGATGCTGTTGCAGGACTAAGAACAAGAATTATAGCTGAATGTGCTACTACAGCAAATGTAGATTTATCAGCAGATTTACAAAATGGTGATACTATTGATGGCGTAACTCTTGTTACTGGAGACAGAGTATTAGTTAAAGATCAATCTACAGGATCAGAAAATGGTTTATATACAGTTGTAGCTAGTGGTACTGCAAGTAGAGATACACAGTTTGACAGTATTGAAGAATTATCAGGTCAAATGGTTGTTGTTAATCAAGGTACTACAAATGATAATAAAATATTTCTTTGCACAACAAACAATACAGCATCATTAGGATCTGATACTATTACATTCTCAGTTATTACACCATCAAATGTTGGTACAGTAACTAGCGTAGGTATAGCTGATGCTGGTGCTGGAGAGTTTACAGTTGGTAGCTCACCTGTTACATCTTCAGGAAATATTACACTTGCAATAAATTCTATTGCAGATTCAAAATTAGCAACTATTAGTACTGCAGGTAAAGTAGATATAGGTGCATTAGAAATAGATGGAGCAACAGATATTGGTGCTAATCTAGCTTCAACAGATTTAATTATAGTAGATGATGGTGCTAATGGAACAGAAAGAA